CCTCCTTTCACTCCCCCGGCCAGTCGTCTCACAGACCCGCAATGTCTGGGTTGACGCCGGGCAATGTTTCCGGTATATTCCACGTGGAATATTCCGCAAATTACCCCAAGGAGCCTGCCGTGTCCCTCTCCGCCGAGATTTTCGACATCTCCGCCCTCGTCTCCGAGGCGCGCGATGCCGCGAAGATCACTCCCGAACAGCTGGCCAAGCCAGACACCCGAACGGCGGCGAACCTCTTCGCCGCCGACCAGTGGTTCCGCCGCCACACAGTGCTGATGATCCACACGGAGACCCACAGCGCCCTGGGGCGCTTCGGCCTCTGGGAACACCGGCGAATCCGAGACTGCCGCCGCCTGGTACGCGAGGCCGAGGACAGCGGCCCCATCGTGGAACTCTACTGGGTCAGCGGTGACTGGTTCCTCGGCGAGGGCCGGAAGCCCGAACCGCGGAAGCCTGACCACGAGCAGCGACAGCTCACCATCCCCCTTGCCGCACTCCGCGAAGGCACTTACCACTCCCTCGAGGTGGGCGTCAGCGTGTTCCTCGCCTACGGCGCCATCGAGCGAGTCGAACTGTCCAAGGACACCATCTTCGCCCCACAAGCGGGCGAGGACCTCCTTGAACTCCCCGCCTTGATGAATGTCCTTCCAGTCCTCTCGGACGGGACCAAGCGCTTCATCAAGATGGAGCTGAGCCTGTGACCGAACGACTTCGCGCTCGCAACTGGGGCTCCGCCGAGTGGACCGAGGCCCTCTTCGAGGGCGACGAGACCCTCGAGCAGATCATGTGCGCGATCCTCGGCGACCGCCTGCACTTCCAGAACCTCCACGTCCAACAGCTCCTCGACGGAGCGGACGGCCCCGAGTGGCTTGACTGGGACGAGCGCTGATGCCCCGGCGAAAGGCGATTGACCCGACCGAGCGCCTCGAGGTGATGGTCCCCGAGAGCGAGCTGGCGTGGGCCAGGCTCAGCCTCTTCTCCCCCATCGAGGGGAAGGTTCCCTTCGGGGAGATGAGCCGGTTCGTCACCGAGCTGATCCACGAGCGGCGCACCGCCGAGCGGCTGGATCTCACCCCTTATGGATTTCCGCGAGGCTTCTGGGTCAGCGGCCCGCGGGAGATGATCAGCGAACTGAAGAGGAGACTCTCATGACAGGCGCAGGATTCGAGGCCGCCGTCGGCACGGCGCTGCTGAGCGATCGCCCGAGCGACGTGCTGCTGTTGGTGCTGGAAGCGTTCGAGGAGGCTTTGAAAGACTACGACTTCGAAGGTTTCGAGGCCCATAGACGCAGAAATGGCGGAGCAGCAGACGTCGTGGCCTACCTCCGCGCCCTTGCCGCCATTCGCCACTATTACTTCGAATAGGACCCCTCCTCATGTACTCCCCCGAACTGCAGTCCAAGATCGCAATCTACCAGGCCCGGCTCGCCGAAGGTACCCTTCCCGAGGAGGAGTGGATCGCCATTATCCGCGAGATCCGCGGCGACCGGAAAGCCGCCCGTGCGGCCAGTGACTCTTCCCGCCGGGCGAAGGCGAAGGCGGAGATCCCCGACGCCGACGACCTGCTCAAGCAGATGATGGGCGAATAACCAGCGGCCCTAGACAGCTGGAAAGGAGAACCAGATGCACCCCGAAACCGAGAAGTTGATTGACCCTGAGATTGAAGCGCAGGAACAGCATGTCGCCGACTACGCCGCGAGCCTGAGACTCCTCGCTGACTGGTATGAGGCGCACCCGACGGTGGAACTGCCGGAGCATAGCCTCTCCGTCTACAGCGTCCACAGCAAGGAAGCCGCCCGGCTCCTCCGCGAGGCGGCGCCCTGCACCAAGCGCTACCAAGACACCCTCTTCTTCATCGAGAAGCAGTTCGGCACGGTGAAGCTCTCGTTCGTCTTCTACCGCAACGAGGTCTGCACCCGCAGAGTCGTCGGCGTGCGCACCCTCCCGGCGGTGTTCGTACCTGCGCAGCCCGAGCACACTCTTCCCCCCGTGGTCGAGGAGATCGTCGAGTGGGACTGCGGGCCGATCCTCGAGGAGGCCCCCGATGCCCAAGACTGAGTTCCCCCACGTAATCGACTCGACGATCCTCGCCGCCGCCCGCTCTTGCGGCCGCAAGGTCCAGCTCGAGTATCTCGAGCACTGGAAGCCCTTCGCCGAGTCGGTCCACCTCGTCGCCGGCGCAGCCTACGCGAAGGGGCTGGAGGTCGCCCGGCGAGCCTTTTACGTCGAGGGGGCAAGCCCCGAGGTCGCCGTCGCCCGCGGAGGTGAGGCCCTTCTCACCTCCTACGGCAGCTTCGAGTGCCCGCCGGACTCGGCGAAGTCCGCCCAGCGAACCCTCGGCGCGCTCGTGTTCTACTTCGACAGCTACCCCCTGGGGCAGGACCGGGCGATCCCGATCCAGCTCCCCGGCGGCGGAGTCGGCATCGAGTTCTCGTTCGCCGAGCCCCTGGACTACCTTCACCCCGAGACCGGCGACCCGATCCTCTACGCAGGCCGGATGGACATGCTAGTCACCTACGACGGTATGACCCTCGGCGAGGACGACAAGACGGCGAGCCAGCTCGGGGCCTCGTGGCCCCGCCAGTGGGACCTCCGATCGCAGTTCACCGGATACTGCTGGGGCGCGGCCAAGGCCAGCATCAAGCTCGACGGCTTCCTCGTCCGCGGCGTCTCGATCCTGAAGACCAAGTACGACACCCTCCAGGCGATCACCTATCGCCCACAGTGGATGATTGACCGCTGGTACGAGCAGGTCCATCGGGACCTGGCGAACCTCCAGCGGCAGTGGGAGACCGACCAGTGGAACTTCTCCCTCGACCATGCGTGCGAGGAGTACGGCGGCTGTCTATTCAAGCAAGCCTGCCTGATGCGCGACCCGCAGCCGCTGTTGGAGCAGCACTTCTCCCGCCGCCGGTGGGACCCAGTCGCCCGAGAGGAGGTGCAACTGTGAACCCTGAACCCCTCGACGTTGCGAAGGGAATCCTGATCGGACTCCTCCTCGGCGGCATCCTCTGGTTCCTCATAATCTGGGCGGCAGCATGACCCCCGAAGAGTTCGCAGAGTGGGAAGCCCGCCAGCGGGAGCGCGTCGCCCGCGCACGGGAGCGCTTCGGTCAGCCCTTCGCCTACGAGCCGGGCGCAACCTGGCGGCAGCGACCCGAGCGCCTGCTCACCGAGTGGCTTGCCCGCCGCGTAGAGGAGAAGCAGCGTGGACTGGTGGGTCGATGACCAAGGCACTGCCCACGAGCGCGGCACCCGGATCATCCAGCGGGGAAGTCTCTTCACCCAGTTCCCCTGGAATCCCGGCGAGCACCCCGAGGAGGGCTACCGGCGAACCAGCCTCGCTCTCTTCTGCCCCGAGTGCGGGGACATCTGGGCCAGGCTCCTCTACCAACACGCCAGTGGGGATTTCGCTGCCTGGGATATCGAGCGGGTCGCCTGTCTCGAACATCCCAGTCGGGAGTTCCTCGCCGGCTCTGTCTTGGGAAGAGATCGTGACTCGATTCTTCCGCTGCTCTCGCCCGAGCTAATTCGACTAGAACTAATTGCCCACCTGAAAGGAATAGAACATGGCAGCTGAAACAGAACTCTACGGCCCGAACGTACTCCTGATGGGGGGCTCGGGCACCGGCAAGACCCACAGCATCTCGACCCTGGTCGAGTGGGCGCAGCGCAACGGGCGGGAGGTGTTCTGCCTGTTCACCGAGAACGGCCTGGAGACCCTCCTCTCCGTCTGGCGGGACCGCGGGCTGGAGGTCCCCGCGTGCCTCCACTGGCACCAGCAGCTCACCCGCCCGCTTGGCCTGGCGCGCATCATGGACGCCGCCGAGAAGGTCGGGAAGATGTCCTACGAGATGCTCACGAAGCTCCAGGACGCGAACCGCTCGGGCGCAGCGAACGAGAACAACGCCTTCTGGCAGATCCTCTCCTCCTGCGCCGACTTCCCTGACGATCGCACCGGGAAGAAGTTTGGCAGCATAGACTCCTGGGGGACCGATCGCATCTTTGTGCTGGACTCCCTCACCGAGCTGAGTAACGCCGCGATGAAGATGCAGGTGGGCAATCGCCCTGCAGCTGCCCCGCCCGACTACGGCGTGGCGCAGGGAAACCTGATGAACTTCCTCCGGCTCTGCACCCAGGGCTGCAAGTGTACCTTTGTGCTGACCGCCCACGTAGACCGCTACACAGACGAGGTGACTCAGACCACGAAGATCTCAGTGCGCTCCGTGGGCCAAGCCCTTGCGCCGGAGATTCCCACGATCTTCTCCGAGGTGCTCTACACCGTACGCGAGGCCGACCGCTTCTACTGGGACACTGTCGCTTACGGCGTAGAGGCGAAGACCCGCTCCCTCGGCTACCGAGGAAAGATAGATCCGAACTTCGCGCAGATCATGGATCTGTGGCTGAAGCGGCGGGGGGAGGGGAAATCATGAAAACCACGCTAAACAAAATCCGCAAGTATTCGCCATGCGAGGAAGGGTGGACGAAACTGCTCTCAAACCTCGGCAAAACAAAGGCCGATAACTCTCCACTATCTATCATCACCATACTGCAAAGCAATGGGCTCGATGATGCGCTATGGTGCCTGCGCGCAGTCGAAGGACACGACCGCGAAATCCGCTTATTTGCAGTATGGTGCGCTCGCCAAGTCCAGCATTTGATGACCGATCCGCGCAGCATAAAAGCCCTTGATATTGCCGAGGCATACGCCAACGGCACGGCAACCAAACTCGAACTAGAAAAGGCGCGGGAGGCGGCACGGGCGGTATGGGAGGAAGGGGAGGCGGCAGGAGCGGCATGGGAGGAAGGGGAGGCGGCACTGGCGGCGGCATGGGTGGCAGGGGAGACGGCAGGGGCATTAGCAGGGGTGGCGGCACGGGTGGCGGTACGGGCGTCGGCATGGGCGTCGGCGCGGGAGGCGCAATCAAAAGAACTCACGCGCGTATACAATGCCATTGATTCAGGCATTGACCCATATCCCGTCATCTGAGGTGCAACCATGAACAGGCTGGAAGAACTAAAGCGTCTGCACGCCGCCGTCCACCCAGCGAGCGCTGACTGGGAGCACTGGATGGTAGCCCAGGCTGAGTTTGGTAAAGCGGCACACGAACTCCTCCCCGGACTGATCGCCTGCGCGGAGGCGCTGGAGCCGCTAGCAAAAATCCCGGTGGAGGAGTTTGGCAAGCAGAACCAGCCTGACTATCCACTCGTAGGGTTTAACAGGTACGTCCTTTATGTCCGCGATGTTCTCGACGCCCGCGCGGCACTGAAGATGATGGAGGCAAAGTGATGGGACTCACCTGCATCAAAGAACACCGCCCTGAGCATTCGCTCTGGGATGAACGGTGGAAGAACGGTTGCGCTCAGTGCGAGATTGAGCGTCTGCTCGCCGCGAACGAGGACTTGTTGGAAAACTTCCAGAAAGTCGAAAGGCTCTGGAAGGAGTACGCCATTGCTGACTCTAAGAAGCGCGACACCATCATCGGGTTGGAAAATGCGACTCGCGTCCTGCTCGCCGAACACAAAAAGCTGCATCTTATCGTGCAGCAATTTCTCGCCGACCTGAAAGCCCACGACTGCTTGTATGAGTGGTGGAGACCGATAGAGCAGGCGATCGGGGGCGGGAAGTGAACACAGGAACTGGCGGGCTGCGATGCCTCCACTGCGGGCAGGTGGGCATCAACATGGAGTGGATCGACGGGATGCCCTATCACCCGGAGTGCGCTCGCGGCTCCCATTGGCAACAAACTCATGTGCAAGTGTCGCCCCAACCGGGGCTGACCGAGGACGATGTTCGCCGCATTATCCGCGAGGAATTGTCAAAGACAAAGGAGGCAAAGTGAGCCTTACGACCCCACCACTCGTATGCGCACGATGCCATACCGCTGTGCATTTTCCTGTGTTCCTTGTTGGGGAACCGTATCATCAGGAGTGCGCTGTGAGAAGCATTCTCGGCGAAGATGTGGAAAAGGCAAAGGAGGCAAAGTGAACACACCAAGGACTGATGCCGCAGAGTACTACACCGGGATGCGCACTGGAGACGATCCAATTGAACCGCCTGATTACGTTGTCCCGTCAGGCCTTGCTCGACAACTAGAGCGCGAACTCACCGCCCTGAGCGCCGATAACGAGGCACTGCGCAAGGAGAACGACTTCCTCCGCGCCCACTCAGGAACCTCTGCCAAAGCCTGCGTCTACTGCGGCCTCGGCGCGGACGAGCAGGGGAAATGTGCTAGTGGCTTCCCCGGCTGTGATCGCGCAGACGATCAGCAACTTTGCCGTAACGCTTTTGTGGCGATGGAGCGGGATGATCTTCTCGAAGCGAACGAGGAGCTGCAACATGCCATCGACGCTCTATTTGCGAATGCTCACATTATCTGGCGCAGTCCTCTTGACCCGCAGGCGTACCCCATCGAGCATCACCAGTTGGCGAAAAAGGATTCGCGCATACTTATTCTCGCCTCCATCGACGCAGCGAGGAAGGCAAAGTGACTCCCGTCCGCCGCCTATGCTGGTGGTGCAACAAGCCGCTCGACCGCCTTGGGAGATACGCAGAATCCAAGGACAAGGACGGCAACGTGGTCAGGGTGCACGTACGGTGCAAGGAGGATTGCGACGCAGACCGCCACCGATATTTTGATTCAGACCACAATCCGTTCAGGGAGGCAAAGTGAGCGACACGCCAATGTTAAGTCTGTTCGAGTGGCTGGAAGAGCGCCTGGAAAACTGCTTGCGCATTTCGAGCATGAAGCATGGAGCCGACAAAGACGGCTGGCTTGAAGATGCAAGGTATTTCCGAGCCGCGCATGCAGCGATCTCTGACATAAATCTCCTGCGAGCCAAGAACGCGGAACTGCGCGCCGATAACGAGGCGCTGCGTGAGGATGCAGAGAGGTATCGGTGGCTGCGCGATGACCATCGCGGGCGAACGCTTTCCATGTCTGCTATTGAGTGGTCTGGTGACGTGCTAGCCGCCGATGCCGCCATCGACGCAGAGAGGAAGCAATGAACATCAAACTGAAGTGCCGTTGCGGGGCGACGTTCGAGATTGACTCGAACACCTACCTCATCCCTACGCCTCCATGACCCTTCGCAACCCAACCTGCATGGACTGCCGCCGGCGACCAGCGATTAAGAAGATCGGCCGCCAGTGGCGATGCGCAACCTGCCTTGCCCGCAAAGCGAGCGGGTGGCTAACAAGGAGAAAGTGATGCCCCGCTGGAACCCGAACTACCAACTCGATTACGAGTGCCCCAACTGCAACCACGCCTTCACCATCGAGGTGGAGCCCTTCACGCCAGGTCGATTCAGCGGCCCGCCGGAGGATTGCTATCCCGACGAGGGCGGTGGCTTCGAGCCCGACTGCTGCCCCAAGTGCAAAACCGAAGTCGATCCCGAGTGGGTTGCCCGCGAACTCGAGCCGGCTCCCCGCGAGGACTGAGCATCACGGCGCCTCAGCGTTTCTGAGACACTTTCCAACCACGGAGACATTATGTCTACCTCTTCATTCGACCCCAGTGTTTTTCTCGACGCAACCACTACCACCGCCGACGAGCGCCGCCCGCCGCTCCCCATCGAGAACCCCGACGATCCCAACGGTCTCTACACCGCCATGATCGGCGACATCTCCGTCGCCTCGGGCACCATCGAGAAGGGCGACAAGGTCGGCCAGCTCTGGATGAGCTACGTCATCGCCCTCACTGTCGAGGTGCCGTCGAACCTCCGCGAGGCCTACGGTCCCACTCTCAGGCTCACCGATCGCCTGTTCATGGACATGACTCCCCAGAACACGATCGACGAGTCGAAGGGGCGGAACCGCGGGCGGCGGGCCTACCGCGAGGCGACCGGCACCAACGTCGCCGGCCAGCCCTTCTCCATGCGTATGCTCACGGGGAAGGTGGTAAAGCTGAAGCTCTCCCATGAGGAGTACCAGGGGAACTTCATCGAGCGCATCGCCAGCGTGCTGGCGGCCTAAGAACCACGGGGGAGGGAAACCTCCCCCAACCTACCCCAACAGGAGAAAGCGATGTATCTCTACATCTGGGACGATGGCTCCATGAAGAAGGAGCGCGGACCGATAACGAAGGACGACATGCGGGACGCCTACGCCGGCGAACTCACCATCATTCGCTGGGCCAACGGGTTCGAGTGCGCGGAGATCCAGAGCGAAGGCCACTCCGATCTCTACGTCGAGTGGGCTCCCATTGTATGAAACTCATCCCCCTTGACCAGATCGTCGTGCCCGAGTTCCGCCAGCGAAAGGAGTACCCTCGTGACAAGATGCAAACCCTCATCGAGTCCATTGCCGAGCACGGACTCTTCAACGCCCTTGTGCTTCGAGTGGAGGGCGACTCCTATGTCCTCGCTCAGGGCGGTCGGCGGCATCGAGCCCTCTCAGAGCTCCTTGCTCTTGAGTCCTCACTTCGCTACGACAACGAAGTTCTCCCCAAGGGGCTCGTCCCCTACGTCTCCCTCGGCGACCTCGACCCCCTTGAGCGGGAGGTCGTCGAACTCGAAGAGAACATCCAGCGCGAGCAGCTCACCTGGAAGGAGCAGGCCGCTGCGACCGCGAGGATCTCCGCGATTCGCAGTGCGCAGGCCGAACGCACCGGGAAGCCTGCGCCTGGCACGGTGGCGATCGCTGAGGAAGTCCGCGGCGCCGATAGTGGCCGGGCTCTTCAAGACACTCGACGGGAACTCATCATCGCCCAACACCTACACGATCCCGACGTTGCAGGTGCGAAGAGCCTCGACGAGGGCTGGAAGGTCCTGAAGCGGAAGGAGCAAGCGGAGCACCATCGCGCTCGCGCCGAGTCCGCCGGGAAGACCCACACCAGCTCCCTCCACGCGGCCTATCACGCCGAGGCGCTCGAGTGGATGCGCGGCCACCCAGCGGAGAGCTTCGACGTGATCCTCACTGACCCACCTTATGGGATGGGCGCGGACGAGTTCGGCGACGCCGGCGGGAAGGCACAGACCCACACCTACGCGGACTCCGCCGCCACGGTCATGCAACTGGTGAATGCGTGCCCCACGGAGTTCTTTCGCCTGGCCAAGCCTGAAGCCCACGCCTACGTCTTCTGTGACATCGACTTCTTCTTCGTCTGGCGGCACTTCATGGAGCAAGCTGGCTGGTGGGTCCACCGCACGCCGATCGTCTGGCACAAGCCGGGCACACCCCGCGTGCCCTGGCCAGAGCACGGCCCCCAGCGCAACTACGAGCTGATACTCTACGCTGTGAAGGGAAAGAAGCGCGTGACCAAGATCTTCTCGGACGTGGTGACATGCCAGCCCGACAAGAACCTCGGCCACCCCGCGCAGAAGCCGGTGGAGCTGCTGAAGAACCTGCTCACCCGCAGCGTGCTTCCTGGCGACTCGGTACTCGACCCCTTCGCCGGCAGCGGCTCGATCTTCCCAGCGGCGCATGACCTGAAGTGCCGGGCCACTGGCATCGAGATGGATGCCGCGAGCTACGGCATTATGCTTAAGCGGATTGAGGATCTGCGATGAGCTTCGGTCTCGCACATATCAAGCAAGAGGGAAAACCTGCGCACCCCGAGGACATCTACATTCACTGCGGCTGCCGAAAGTGCGACGAACGGTTCAAGAAGCAAGCTCGAGCTTACTATACATTCATTGCCGAGTTTTGTGGCTTTACTCCAGAAGACCTACAAGACCCGTGGTTTCCTGAGGACCTTCGCTAATGCCCCAACATCTCCGCCCCGGCGTCGGCCCTATACCCACCCGCATCATGCTCGTCGGCGAGGCCTACGGCGAAGAGGAAGAGCGCCGCGGGGAGCCCTTCGTCGGCAGCTCGGGCGCCGAACTAAACCGGATGCTCCACGAGGCGGGCATCATGCGCAGCGAGTGCTTCACCACCAACCTAGTGAATGCC